TTGGACTACTTGTAACGAAACTGCCGGAAACGGAACGCAGATATTTGGACTGCGTCATGGCGGTAACGTAAGTCCTGATACCAAGCATGGTATTAACGTGTCGGCCATAAGCGTTGTAGCGACAGCAGTACCATCTCAGCTTATGCTAATAGACTTGCAAGGTTATTGGCCTGGTATCAGTAACAACACTACGTCTCCACAAACATTAACCGGAACTCCTACGCTTCGTTATGCAAACGGCGCTGGTTGTAGACTTTTTTGGGTTCAGACTGCTGCTGCTGGTGCTACAGCTCAAAACATATCTTTGTCATACACAGACCAAGGCGGTACTGGTGGAAATGCACTGCCTGTAACTGTATCAATGACTGCATCTGCTATCGTTGGTCACATATCTCATTCAGGTACAGCAGCTAATAACTACGGCCCATTTTTGCCACTAGCTAACGGAGACTCCGGCGTGCAAAACGTAGCGTCTGTAACTTTCTCCGCAGCTAATACTGGCACTGGCGCTCTTTGCTTAGGTCGTCCACTTCTTACCTTGCCACTAACTACGGCTGGTGTTGCGGCAGAGCGTGACCTGGTAAATCAGCTTCCTTCTATGCCAAGAATTATGGATGGGGCTTGTCTGGTTTGGCTGTATTTTGCTGGAGCAGCTACAGCAGCTTCGACTAGCTTTTACGGGTCAGTAGACTTTGCATGGGGCTAAGATTTAATTCCTCATTTCTGTCTCAAAATCCAATACGCTACATCGGTGGCTCCCCTGGAAATTTGCGGCAAATGTGGGGCAGAACAGAACTCAGGAACACAACCTGCGGTGAAGGCATTTCAGATAAAACCGCTGGAATACCTTATGGTCATCTTGCGCCTTCGTCTTGGTGCTTGCCATTTAAGGCAGGTGCCATGTCGTCTTTTACTAACTGTGTATTTCGTTTTACGCCAGGGGATTTAACTCTTGCGGCTGGACGCAATCTTTCTGCTGCTACAACCGTAACAGTAACAGTAAGTGATGCGCTGCTAGAACTTATAGTTTCTGCGGTTGGCAGCACTTCAATTACTTTTACGCTCACTGGTACTGCCCTTATTGCGGCTAACGCTATAGGTAACACTAGTTTTAGCTTTACCGTTAATAACGCAACGCTAGGCGCTATTATCGATGCTGTTGCTAATACCTTTATTCAGTTTAGTGCAGCCGCAACTCCTAGAGCTACTGGAAACCTAGAAGGTCATATTACACCATTTACTGAGCTTTCTCCGCAAAGCCTTGCGGCTGCTGTATGGCAAGCCTTATCTGCTGAGTACAATGATGCTGGTACAATGGGCAATAAACTAAACTCCGCTGCATCAGCCGGAGATCCTTGGAGCACCGCACTACCAGGAAGCTACAGCGCAGGAGAAGCTGGCTATATACTAGGCAATCAAGTTCTTACTGAAGCAGATATTGTACGGATAGCCGATATTGTCCTTCGTCGTGCTACGTCTAATGTAGAAGCCTCTAGCGATGGAGATGCATTAAGTGTTAAGTCACTTTATGGTATGATAGCCCAGGGAGTGCACAATACTCAGGTATCTGGCACAACACTAACGGTAACAAAGAGCGATGATACAACCGTTTTAGGCACAAGAACTGTTACAACTGACCCAACAGCAGAGCCAATTATTGGTATAAATAGTGACTAATGGAGGCTTTCAAAACTATTTACATTTGATGTACGGCTTGCCCAACGGCTTTATTCAAGCCAAGACGCAAGTCGATACATCTGATATTCTTAATAGAGGATTAAGAAAACGGCGTAAACGTAAGACCGAAGAAGAGTTACTAGAAGAGTATTTAGCTGCTCAAATCCTAGCTGGGAGACGAGAAGAGGCGCTTGCAGCAAAAAGAGCAGCAGAAGAAGTATTAGAACAAAAGAACTTAAAAGCAGAAGAAAAAGCAAAACAAGTAAGATTTTTAATGTTGTTTATGCTAATGGATGACTAATGAGCCAAAAATATAAGTTGTTCCAATACTGCCCAGTTAAAGACAAAGTTGTTCCTGTGGAGGAAGTGCAGCGTCGTGCACAATCCAATGCTCGTGACCTGTTTATACAAGACGAGATGGAGCCAACGCGCAATCCGCTAAATCCAAAGGAAGTCTATACCAGTAAATCAAAGCTACGAGCTGCGTATCGCGCTGCTGGAGCTGTTGAGGTTGGTGATGCTTACGACAAAGGGTACATCCCAGATCGAGAATCTGGCGCATCCGAACGTAGGCTAATCAGCGAAATGAAGAGTAAACTTGTTGATAGGTATAGAAATGGAAGATAACGACACCCTAAACACATCCGATACCGAAGTTACCGTAGAGCGTGAACCAGCATCACTTTCTATTAGAGAAACTCTAAAACAACAGTTGAAAGAGGTTAAGGAAGAGCAGGAAACTAAGGAGCCCGCTCAAGAAACAGCAGAAGAAGCCGATCCTTCTCCCATTACAACTGAGCCAGTTGTTGAGCAACAAAAGCCCTTGCTCGCGCCTCCTGCGGATATGAATGCCGCAGAAAAAGATGCTTTTCTTAATCCAACTCCGGCTAATGCTCATATTTTGCAATCCTATCTAAACCGTAGGGCATACGAGACTCGCTCCGATTATAGCCGTAAAATGCAAGAGGTTGAACAGTTAAAAAAGCAGACTGCTGGCTTATACGAGACAATCAAGCAATACGAGGATGAGTACGCCAGGGATGGCATATCCATAGCTGATGTTACTAAACGAGCGGTGGCTTGGGACAAGGCTATGCAAAATGACCCAGTAGCTACAGCCCTAGACTGGCTTGATTCTTATGGGGTGCGACCAGAGGATCTATACAATTATCAGCCCCAACAGCAACAAGCACCGCAATACCTTACTAGAGAGGAAGCAGAACGCATTGCAGAGGAGCGCTACCAGTCCATTCAGTCAGAGCAGCAAAAAAAGGCTATTGAGTACTACAATCAACAGGTTGTAAACTCGTTTATGAGTAACAAGCCGTTATTCAGGGATCCAGAAACAGCATCGCAGTTAGAGGCTGAAATGGCTCCAGTTGTTCAGGCTCTTAATGCCACAGGGCGGTATACCTCCCCTGAGCAGGTACTAGAGACTGCATACAGCTATGTAGTTAACGGCAATCCGACTTTTTCCGGTCTTGTTCAAAAAATGACCGCAAAGCCGGCAATCGAGCAGCAGCAAGCAGCAGTTCAAAAGGCGAAGCAAGCTGCAAAGTCAATATCTGGCTCCGCAGGTGGCGGTTCTCCCAGGATAGTCACAAAAACATTACGGGATAACCTGCAACGTCGCATGGGCGGCGAATAGGCTCTAAAGGCCAGGCGGTTATCCCAAACGTATAAAGGATAACTAAAATGGCAAACTTAGAGGAAGCAATCGTAGCTACCTTGTTTGATCAGTCGGACGCTATTGCGGATGAGGTATTGCACCACAACCCGCTTTTGGCATCGCTGGACGAGCAGGGTCTTATTCGTAAATTTTCTGGTGGATATGAGCTTCGCAAGCCAATCATGTACAATGATGCGGCTGTAGGAGGTTTCTACGCTGGATTTGATTCTTTCGACCTTTCAGCAATCGATGATGCAACAGCATTCCGTTTCGCTATTAAGCAGGTTTATGAGCCTGTAGCAATCAGCGGACGTGACCGTCGTGCAAACAGGGACGAGGCTATGCTTCTTGACCTGGCTGAAATGAAGATGAAGGCAGCAATCAGCCGTCTAAAGAATACCGTATCGACCTCGCTTCGTGGCGATGGAACTGGTTCAGGTGGACTTGAGTTCGACGGTATCAAGAAGGCTGTATCCACTTCGCCTGGTTCCGGTACATACGGAACAATCGATCGTGGTACAAACCTTTGGGCACGCAACCTTGCAGTAAACGTAACCCTTTCGGCTTCCAACGTTCAGGAACAAATCACTGATGCTATCAGCCAGATCACTCGTGGTGATGAGCAGCCAGATTTGGGTCTTATGGATCGTACAGCTTGGAAGTTCCTTCACAGCTCGCTTACCGCAATTCAGCGCATTCAGCTTCCTGCAAAGAAGGCTGTAGCTGGATTTCGTGTTCTTAGCTATGACGGCTGTGACTTCGTATTTGACGGTGGATATGGCTCAGCAGTTCTTGAGACCAATTCTTGCCGACTTCTCAATACTAAGTATTGGACGTTCGATATGGTTCGTGGTGCAGACTTCAAGCCTCTCGCTCCGGAGATGGCTAGGCCAGTTGACCAGGATGCTTTCTTCACGGTTATTATCGTGGAAGGCAACTTGTGTTGTGCTGCTCCTGCACTTCAAGCTGTAATTTACGCTTAATTAGTGGAGGAATAGATTATGTCAATCACTGGATCATTCGGAGTTAATCACCTTAGAGTTTGGGACGGAACAACTATTCCATTGCCTGTAAAGGTAGGAACTGTTGGAGCTACCCCAGATGGTGAGTTTGTATTTGTTCAGGCTGATGGAGCTATTGATCAGTACGCTTTCGTAAAAATCGAAAACGATGGTCAGGCTGCTATGCTCACAACGACAAATGCAGGTTCGCAAAATCTTGCAGTAGGAGTAGCTCAGATAGCTGCTGCTGACAACGAATACCTTTGGGTATGGATTGGCGGCACAATGGCTGGCGGAACTGGTTCAGGTATTAAGGGTAAGGCTGCTGCATCGTATGCTGCAAAGGCTAACCTTAACACTACAGCAACTGCTGGCGTAGCTGACGACGCTTCTACAACTAAGATTGCTTACGTTGTAGGGCTAGAGACGCTTACTGGGGCAGGAACTGTTACATTGTTTGCAACAGCTCATCTCAAGGTAAACTAATTAAATGGGGGGTGTAAAAGCCCCCCGTTTTAAGGAGATTTTATGCCAACAGTTACTAATCTTATTGGTCTTGGTATGCCACCAGAGCAAGCTACGGAAGTGTCAAATGGCACTTTTGCAGTAGTTACTAGCACCGCCGCTGTAAATGCTACAGCAGGTGGTGTTCGTACTCGAATGGCTATCAATAACGTAAATGATACAACCCCAACAGCAGCAGAGTTAACCACTTCGTTCGGCGCTCCTGCAACTGTAGGAACAGGTTTTGTAGGTATTGTTAAAGATAACGACGCTGATACTAACTGCTTTGTAGTGGTATCTAACGGAGTATCTTATTTTTACCTAAAGTTTACTAAAGCCACTTAATTTACAGGGGGGAGCAATCCCCCCGATTTTATAGGTGTTATATGCCAGATTTTACCCCTTCTAATCCAAGCGCATTGTTTAGCGCTAGAAAACTTGTTGCTGTAACTCCATCTGATACAACAGACTTAACTGGTTGTAGGGCTTTGTGGATTGGTGGCAGCGGAACTTTAAGCATTAAATGCGTAGATGATACAGCCGCTGTAACAATAACAGTTCCCAATACTGGAGTGTTGTTACCACTTTTTGTTAGTCGCGTTATGGCCGCAACAACTGCTGGTAACATTGTAGCACTATACTAATGTATATAGGCATTTCTACATTACGCTCTCTTAACCAAGGCTCTTCGTTTAGCCCTGCAAGTTTGTTTGCATCGGGAGAAAAGGGAGCCTGGTATGATCCAAGCGATATAACTACGCTGTTTCAAGATGCTGCTGGAACTATTCCAGTAACAGCATCGGGGCAGCCAGTAGGTAGAATTTTAGATAAAAGCGGTAATGGGGCTCATGCTACGCAATCTACTGATTCTGCCAGACCGACCTATACTGTTTCTGGGGGATTATCTTACCTGTTGTTTGATGGCTCTGATGATTGGCTAACTGCTAGCTCAGTAAATTTAAGCGCAACAAACAAAGTTACTTTTTGGGCTGGTGTAAGAAAGCTTACTGATTCGTTTCAAATTATTTGCGAAACATCTACAAATACAAACGAGCAAGCTGGATCATTTGCATTTTGGGTACATCCCAGCTTTGCTTATTATTATACCATGCGAGGCAGTGAGACGGTTGCTTTGATTTTATCTACTTTTACAGCACCAATAACTAACGTGCATTCATGTTCTTTAGATTTAAGCCAAAGTACTACAATTACAGAAATTGTGCCTCGCGTTAATGCAGCAACGCCAACTTTAGCTACCGTAGGCGGAACACAGGCGGGTGGAGGAAATTTTGAAAATCACGCTTTATACATAGGGCGACGCGCTGGCAATCAGATTTCTTTTAATGGCCAACTACATCAACTAATTATTAGGGGAGCTGCTTCTAGTGCAGGAACTATTAGTTTGGGTGAAAAGTTTGTTGGCGGTAAATGTGGGATTGCTCTGTGAGTGAGTGGAATTATAGCGTTGTTATTATCGTCCCTGCTAGCAACAAAGCAGTTAGTAATTACATTGCTGAAAAACTGGGATTTGGCCCAAATACTTTTACCGTAGAATTATCTGCCAATGGGCAATCTCCGGCAACGCATTATGGGTGCAGAAGTCAAGCAAGGCAGAGTTTTATTGACATTATAAATCAAGCAAATGAGGGCATATTTCCCTTGGTTGAGGGGATGACCCCAGAAGAGGTTGCGGCAACGTATTCTACCTGGATTGTTAGTACTTTAGTTACCGATAACGGATATGAGCATTTTAATAACGTGGTTGCAGGAAGTGATTTGCAGCGTATAATACCATCGATTACGCCTATTTAAGGAGATTAAATCTATGGCACAAATCGATTGGCAGTCCATAATGTCGGGCAATTCCCAACCGAAAAAGCGTTATTCTGGTGCAAACATTAAGTTTTTCTATTCTTACAATGAGAATAGAGAAAAGACGGCAAAAGAGGGCCGCCCTATATTTGATGAGATACCTTCCATTAGCATTCAGTGGCCTGGGCAAGACGAGACGGTTAGACGTATTGAACCGCAGGATATGCAGGAGTATCCAGAGCTATATGCTCGTTTTAAGGCTGGCTCTGAGCCGGTTCTAGAGGGTACCCCGCTTGCTGAATGGCCTATGATGTCAGGGTCTGCAATGCGCGAGTTGCAATATCTTGGCTTTAAAACTGTTGAGCAACTAGCTGCTGCTACTGATGATGTAAAACGCAAACTTGGGCCATTGTCTAAGTTTGTAAAACTAGCCAAAGATTGGTTAGAGGCAGCAAATAGTACGCAAAATGACGTGGCTAAAATGAAGCAGCAGCTTGAAAAGGCTGAAGCTAGAGCAGCAGCACTAGAGCACAAGCTAGAGTTGTTTATGCAGCGCGTTGAAGCCAATGAGGGGATTGACCTCAGACCTCAAAGAAAAGCATTTGTAGAAGAAGCTATGGAAGAAGGCTTTGATGGCGATGAAGAGCTTGATGAGCCGATAAAGCGGAGGGGGCGTCCTAAGAAAGCATGAGCATAGCTACGGTTATACAAAATGTTGCTGATGAAGCTGGGTACACTGTTGAGTCAAACATTCTGACTTCTACAGAGACTACAACCAAGCAGCTTTTAGCCATTGCTAACCGTATCAATCGAGACATCTTTGAAGCCTACCCTTGGCCGAAATGTTACGCTTCTGGCGCAATTACTTTGGTCAATGGTCAGGCTACTTATCAATTACCTGCTGCATTTTCGTATTATCATTACGAGACGTTCTGGAATAGCTCAACTCGCTGGAGGGTGTTGGGGCCAATGACGGAGCAGGAATATGCAGAAATTAGGGGGTTTGGGCTTAATACTACAGTATATCAACGCTTTCAAATCAGGGGTATTACTAATAGCGAACTTCTTATCTCTCCGACTCCTGGCACTTCTTATAGTGGCAATATCATTATTTTTGAATATATTGCTGACCGCTCTGTCAGACCTAAAACGTGGGCAACCTCAACATCATTTGCCGCAAACTCGTACTGTTTCTATAACGGGAATTACTACACGACTACAGCGGGTGGAACGACGGGTGCGACGCCTCCAACGCATACTAGCGGTTCGGCGTCGGACGGGGGCGTAACTTGGGATTATTACAGCGGCCCTTACAATCAATTCCTTGCTGATACTGATACAAGCATTTTTCAAGAAAAGCTATTAGAGCAGGGAATACTAGAACGGTTTGCTGAAATTCATGGGTTAGATAGCATTCGCCCAAGGTTTGATGTTGCTCTTAATGAAGAATT